CGTCTAAACGCGATGCTGTCTGATGTGTTGCCTATCTCCGTAAGCCGCAACTGTCCGGCAGTCTGTAGCGCATAATCGCGAATGTTTCCATTGACGCGCTTAAGACGGTTGTACAAGTCAAGTGCAACGCGATCTTCAAACCGATAGAGTTTCTTACGCAGGTACGTTTCGCATACACGCCCTGCGTAGTTGAGCTTGTCGCGTGGCACAAATGCCTGCCCACGATGCATCATAATATTTTGCAGTTGGGCTTTAGTGAATGGCATTATGCACCCTAAATAAAAACCCGCTAATTAGCGGGTTTTTATATTTTGTTAGTTAATAACTCGGTAGAACAATCCTAAATTGGAAAGTTAACAGTAAATGTTTTTTCCTGTAGCGTAGCTAACCCCTTCAAATACTCAACCCTTTGGAGATAATAGTTTTTATCAAACAATGGGTTATCAATAATCGTATTGGTTAGTATATCGCCATTTGCGATGTGATAGGCGATATAACATTTCTCCATAGCCCTTACCAATTTTCTATTAGCTGTAATCACGCTGTCGATAAGTATTATCGACGGTAAACCGCCTTCTAAGAGCATGTCGGCTATATATTGAGAGTTCTTATCGTGTGAGGTTATCCATTTTTTGGGCTTTCCATTAGCCTTGCTAAGATGCCCTATTAGCCTGTTTTTCATATTGTTAGTCATTCCAACGTAAAAAATTTTATCGTCTCTAGAATCGACTAACCCATAAATGAAGTATTCCACATTAGTCATAGCGTTATACCTCCGCTATTATAATCCGTATTGTATGATAGGAAACCAGTGGATTAAGTCGGCTTATCGGGCGGCCTGCCCTATCCTATCTCTTTCATTATACACTAATTTGGTGTATTTTGCATCGGATCAGACGGCGGGATCATTTCAGGCGGTGGTGGTACTAACCCCTGTGCAATGTTGGTGTGATTCTTCACCCGTTCCCGTTGGATCTTCTTTTGCTCAATCGCGTAATCGAAGCCCATTTGAATACTAGCGGTTTCATTGCTTACCCATTCATTCGTTACCGAGATGTTAAGGCTATCGGCCAACGCCTTGATGTCATGTTGGTTAATCGGGTTATACACCACGTCAAACGCCTCTAACGCATCAATCATTTTGGGCATTTGGTTTAATGGCGTGCCTGTCACCGGATCGAGTTCAGATGGTGGCATGAGTTTATCCGGCTGCATAGCAAGCGGCATGGGCATACCTGTATTAGGGTCAATCGGTGAAGGAGGCATTTCCGGCATAGGCGTATCACACATAACCGTTTCGCCGTCGCTTGTTTGTTCCTCTACTTCCTCCGGTAGCACACCCGCATCAATGGCGGCTTGAATTGCCATCCTAAACAGCGGATACCATACCTGCTCAATCATAATTGTCTGATAGGCTTGAAAGCGTGTCAACGCGGGTAACTGCTGCGCTGTGGCGCTTGCAAGGTTTGCGTTATGCCCATCAGCGAACATATATTCAGCCATACGCATACCGATGATGTTACGGAGTTTAATTTGCCGACCGTCTTCGCTTGCGTCCGCTGCACCGCTAGGGTTAACCAATGGCTCAACCTCAACGTTAGCGCTTTCGACGGCAACGCTCCCCGCAGTCGGTGGACGCGCCCAACGTGCGGCAACTGCTGCCACCTGTGCAGCCGTTGCGCCTGTTACGCGTACAAGCCATAGTAACGCACCGCGCCAATAGTTTTGCCGCGCACGGTTTTCAAGGAATTCGGTATCCGCACGGAGCCACGGCAAGATGCGGTACAAGTCAGGTCGTCCGCGTAATTCGTAAGCGTGGTGATTAATCGCTACATGGAGGATTTCTTTAGCCGGTACGTCAATCGGATCAATGCTCGTCGTGGCGGTGGGGTCATCCCCTTGCGTCGTCAAATGCTCAAAATGATACATTTCAGGGCGGCGATAATTGCCCGGTGCTGTGCGTATCCACTTCAGCTCCCAAGGACGCTGAGGGATACATGAGATCATCGGTTCCGGTGGCTCACTTGCGTCGTCTGAGTCGTCAGGTTTTTCCATCTCAGTGAAGAAACGGAGGATAATTTCGCCGTCCACCTGCAAGTCAACAACCGCTTGCCGTTCCCATTCACGCAGTCGATTGTCAGGGTTACAAATGAAATCTTCTAATACATCCTGTACATCGCTATTTTTACAGGTCAGGTTAAAACCATCACCAATGACGAAATCAGCCGTATACTCAACCGCCGCGTTAGCAAGCGGGTTACGCTGATAGGCGGCATGGGTTTGTGTGAGGATATATTCGCGCGTTGTCGCATTCCACTCTTTTAGTGGGTCTTCATAAGGCGGCATGTAAGGCGCGCTTTTGTTCATCGGCGCGTCAAACTGAAAACGGTAATTCGCGCTTGTCGTCTCCTTAAGGAACGCGGCTAATTTTGTGCCGTCCATGCCCCGCCGCATGTAATCGGTGAGAATCGGCGGGCGCTTATAGTCTTCGCCTACGCTTTGCGGTTCGCTGTCAGTCCGATAACCGGCGAACGAAGTCGGGATAGTCGTCGTAAGACGATTGGTTACAAGTTCTCTGATCGTCCTAAAGAGTCCCATCCAATATCGTCCTTTTTTACAAAGTCAGGTTTGTTGTCATCTATCGGTATACCGTAGCCGCCGCGCCATTCGTTCTTAGGTGCATCCATACGGATACCCACAAAGCGCGGGTCAACGTCATTACCCCACGCTTTCATGATACGGGCGACGATGTCAGTAAGAACCTGAGAACGTGTCTTCGTTCGCATAATTAAGCGCTCCGTCTACCATGCCACTTCCAATCATCGCCCACGCGCCCGAACTCGCGTCTACTTGGTCGTCATGAGCGCCATTTGGGAATGAGCACATTTCGTCAAGGTATTCATCCGTCCAATGGCTATTCAATACGCTAACGTTACCTGCGCTCGCACGGGCGGCAAATGGAAGCGCGCGTGTTACCTTGTCTTTATCCACTGCATAGCCAAATATTGAAAAGTTATGCAGTCGATAGTCTTGGTTGAGTTCGGTAATGGCACGGCTCATGAAAGCCACTTCTTCAATGCCCTGCTGCACGGTTACGCCGTCTTTTAGGATAACCTCAGCTATAGCAGGTACTACGTCACCCCATTCCTTTTGGAATCGCGCAACGTCCATCACGTAATAATGCCCGTCTACGCCTTGCCCCAGTTTAACGCCTACTGTGTAATCGGCGGTTGTGCGACTACTCATAGCCGTGTCCCAGTAGCGCACACTATGAACAATTTCAGGTAGTGTCTGTACGGCGTTGAGCCACGCGCGTTTAAAAATGCCACCTTCAGCCGGTACGGGCTTCTGTTGATACAAAGCGCTAAAACTGTACTCGCCTAACGTCTTGCGTATATCTAGTAGTACATCAATCGGAAAACGTTCAGGCCACAATGCCGCGCCAACTTCGCGCCCTATCGTATCGTTAGCTTCTGCAATAGCTGCGAGGTTCAGAACGCGCCATTTAGACGCATCATCGCGTAATAACCGTCCAACTAAGTCGTCTTGATGCCAACGCGTGACAATAATAACGATTGCGCCGCCCGGTTCACGGCGTGTATACAAATCATCTCTGAACCAGTCCCATACTTTTTCGCGGTACGTTTCGCTTTCGGCTTCTTCGCGTGATTTAATTGGATCATCCACAATGATGATATGACCACCTTTACCCGTAACACCACCGCCCACGCCGACCGCGTCCATGCCACCTTCATGACCGCGCAAGTCCCATGCATCAACCGCTTTGCTATCTTGTGCAAGTGAGATATACGGGTAAATGTCCTTAAAGCCTATAGACTGAATGGTGTTACGTGCGTAACGGCTGTTTTTCTGTGCGAGTGTCATCCCGTAGGACGCAAGGATCACGCGCATATCGGGATGTTCAGCAAGAAACCACGCCGGAAACAACTTGCTTACTGTAACCGTGTTATGCGAGACTATCCCGTCAACACAGTAATTATGAGTGTCCTCAACTTCTATATCAAAAGTGGGCTTGTCACCCACCTTTTGAATATCGGTTATTCTCTCCCATATAATGTCAGGACTACACAACTTTCTGAGTTCATTATTATCATCAATATTAGCTATTGCGCGGACTATATGTCTCGCAGTCCCACGCTTATACTGTTTGTCAACCCTAATGCCATAATGCGTTCTAAGTGTCCCCTTGCCTATTTTCAGGAATACCTGCCAACCGTTAGGGATAGCATCATATTCAGGATAATGGCTATTCTCTCGGATATTATCAGCGGCGGCGCGTAATTTTTCACCTTTTATCCCTATAACCGGTATTAATCCAGCCATAAGAGTTAGATCACTGCCACTGACACTTAGTCGCCAACTATGATGTACTTCACCTTTGTATTTGCCGTTCTTGACGCGTAAGCTGCTGTATATCCCGAATCGACTTAACAAATACTGAACATCACGAAGTAAGTTTTCGTTAACAGAGTAGAATTCAGCTACTCCTTCACGTTGGGTTGTTACTGTCCCATCACAGTTAAAGTATGCTGCCAAAAATTCAAGGATGTCTTTTTCGCTAGCGGTATATATTGCATCAGGCACACGTTTTGTATACGCGTTACCGCGCGGCATATACTGTTTAACTAAACCCGCCGGACTATCCCCTAGTTTGCGTCCCTTATTGATAGGATTTATCAAACTATAATCATATCCGCTTTTGCTATCCCTGCGCTTGGCTATCCACCCATATTCACTTAATACGCCCTGAATATGTTTCATAACCCCGTCGTCGGCGCACGTAAACCCAAGCGCCCGACCTGCTGAAAAACTTCCATCACCTACTACATAACCTAACAATGAGGCGTGTCCGGTTGGCAGAGATACCCCTTCAATAATATCTATCTTGCGGTAAACAGCCAACGCGTCACCAATATTCAAGTTTTCAGCATCCACCCATCCGTTTATAGTTAGTAACGGATGATTTTCAGTACACTCTATATAGCGCCCCGATAACGCAGTTATTCGTAACACAGGCCTCACTCCGTTCACATGTGTTCCAGTCACCTTAGATACTGTACTATTATAGCACAGACTAAGTGACTTTACCATGTCGGAGTGGCATATTTCCTCTATAGGTTTACGTTTACCGTTAGCGAGTGTGACCAGTGACCCTTTAACTATGCACTTCCCATGCCTCGGTGGCATGTTGATGATTAGATACCCGTTGCCTTCAGTGCCGCGTGTTTCAGCGTACTTGACGACTGCGGATAACTCACGGTCAATGAGTTGTAAGTGCGGTGCATCTTCGTAGTTTTTGTAGACAGCGTGTTTAAAGTCTGCGAAGCTGCTATGTGTTTTTGTCGGGATGACACTTTTCGAGTTACGTCGTCTTAGCTCTAACTCAGCCCTTGCCCTCAGCGATAGCGCGTAGTTCATCGTCTGTTAATTCACTTAGGTTAATATTGAGGTCTTTCTTTTCCGGCGCATACAAGCCTAGCAACTTAGCACGCTGCTCCATCACCTTGACGTATGCCGTAACCGCCATTGTGTTGCCTACCGCTGCCATTGGCTCAAGTCCTTTAGTCAGCATGTTTAGGCGTTCTAGCTCAACGGTGACATAGTCCTGTGTTGTCTCTAGCCGCGTGGCGTTTAGCGCCTTGATAGCGTTCTTTACGTCTCTATGCGCCTGAGTCGGTGTAACCCCTAATTTTTCAGCAATGGCGCGATAACTCCAACCGGATTTATGCAGTTCGACAGCCGCGTTTTCACGTTTGAGTGTGTCGGCTACATTTGATCCTGCCTTACGTGTCACTGTAACTTACCTTATAAGTAACTTAAACACAAAACCCGCCAGCAGCTTGCTAACGGGCAAATAGTCAAAACGAAGGCGCTACAATGCCGCCTCCCTATAGTGTACCATACCTTGTATAGTGTATTACATAGTAGACGAATGTTCTATGCTTTTTTAGAAACAACATTGAAGTAATCCTGAATGCGTTTTAGTATTTTACCTGCCTTTCGTTTTCCAAATTCTTTAGTCAACCACTTTACCGGATCATTTGCGTGTTTCTTATTATTGCACCCATCCAATCCATGACATAAGGGTACGATGTTTAGTGCAGTTGTAGCCCCTCCTTTTGAAAGTGGGTACCAATGGTCAGCAGAAGCCGTATGAGTTCCCATTAAGTCATTTAGCTGCCTTCCGCAGACAGCACAGCACCCATGAAAATACTCTAGCGCGAATAACCATTCATTTTGAGTAAAGGTATTGTCTAAAGATTCCAAACGTCTTACACGTCGATCTGTGCTTATCCTGCTTTTTTCCGGTGTTAAGGGGTGAACTTTTCTATATTCACGCTGGTAGCTTCTGAATTTATCAACGTTTTTATTTTTCCAGTTTACCGTATTAGCAAGCATTCTATCGCTATTACGATGATAATATTCCTTGACACATTTTTTACATAGCGAAGTTACTCCGTATTTACTGTTTTTGTCTTTATGAAAACAATCAGCAGCCAAGTATGTACGACACTTAGAACAGCGAATCATTCCGTCTTCACGTAATCTGATTTGCATCCTATCCCCATAAACAAAACCGGGACGTGCACGTCTTTCAGATGCACAACGTTTGCACTGTCTATTCAGACCGCTATTTTGAGTTTTGTTTTTAGGGAATTCGTCGTAACTAAGCCATTGTTTGCATCTTGAACATCGCTTAATACGCAATTCGGGGTTATAATACTTCTCATTCACGGGCTTCCTCCTGTGATTCGCCAGCCGGTTGTTAAAGCAACGCGGCTGATCCTTTTTATTTAGAACAATTATACTCCTTTTTTCTA